AAAACAAAACTTTGTTGCGTAGCTTTCTAGCAGATCACGCACCCACAGCATGTCATCATCGGGTATGCTGTTTAGCACTTGGGTGCAGATAACACCATCAAACTTTGTGCCTGCAGGCGGCAGTTCTGTAAACCCTTCCACACACGGATCATAGCAATACACCTTGACTCCCAAATACTCATCAAATGTTTGCCATTGGTCTTCTGGAACATCAACACCGGGCCCGCTCCTATATGGCAACCGCTCTTGATATTGCAGTCCTTTACCACAGCCATAGTCCAGGATAGTCTTGGCATTGTATCGATCAACTAAGTTTTTGATTTTCTTTTGATACTTGACCACATCGTAGCCAGCCCAACTTTTGTTATTTTTTTGAAACTCAGTACCTTGGCGTACTGATTCTAAATAATACGGACTCATAACAACTTTATCTCCACGCATGCACGTTTTTTACCACCTACATTACTCACAACATTCACAACTTCAAATCCATCTACGCCAATGAAGTTTGTTTCTGTGCCCTTACATCTAATGTCTAAAATAATTCTAGTGTTAGCATGTGAATGTTTTTTCATCAACTCTATATAAGTTTTTACAGGATAGTGATGTCCACAACTGAGCCATGACGTAATAACATCAAACTTAACATCACTGGGTATATTGATATTGTTGGCATCAACAAGGTGATAGTTCTTTGTTCCTAATTCTTGTAGTTTTGAATTTAAAAAATCAAATGTATGATAAAATTTTAATTGACTAGAATCTGTGTTCCAGTTACCGTAACTGGCAGACTCAGGCTTGGTAGCATTTGTACTAGCATCACCATCCAACAACCAAAGTTCTGTGCCATACTTTTCATTAAACCAGCGGCTCTCCCAGGCAAAGCCACACCCAATGTCCAACAATTTTTCCACTGGTTGGTTAAGATAAGCATCCGCTATTTCAAAATTTGCTCGGTGCTTGGCTATATATCGCTCTTTAGTCCATTTACGAGCCCAGGTAGCAGAATCTTTGGCACCCTTGTCAATGTTGTCAGTTGTGTCTAATTCCATCCCATAATCCAATCATCTCTAACTTGATCCAATTTGATCATTCCCCATGATTCCAGCAACTCAACAGCCGCAAACTGTCCGTATTGTTTGCTGTAAGCATCATGTGGCTTTTGTTCTATCACCATAATAGGTCGGCAACGTTTCACAGTTTGTTCTGCACCTTGCAACACACGATATTCGTAGCCTTCACAATCTATCTTTATATAGTCTATATTGTCCATGTTTAAGTTATCAAGTTTTACCACTTGTACATCACCAGTGCCCAGGGTAGCTGGATCCAAGTGACTGTGGCCACTATTGCCTTCTGTGATAATCATTGTGGCTTGAGTGTCGTGGTCGCCTAGTGCCAGCGGACTGATAAAAAAGTTATCACCACTCACATTTTTTTCCAAGCATTCTCTAAACACAGCAACTGGTTCAAATGCAACAACTTTGGCAAAATTATCTACTAGGTCTCGGCTCCATAACCCCACATTGGCTCCAATGTCCAGTGCAGTTCCGCGTTTGGAACACAGCTCGATACTGCGACGGCGCACAGCAATTTGGTATTCGGGTGCAAGTCCTTTGTCAACGCTTTTCTTTAGCATTTTGGGAAAGTGGGTTTCAAAGTCGGGAAAGCGCCAACCGTAATGTTCATGCATCATATGTCTCCTGTAATATTGTTAGTGCGGTGCCGTCTAGTAGTTCTGAATTGTGAAACTGCCCATAGGCTAAATGGCATGCCCAAACATAGATTTGATCTTGCTCAGGGTACCACGGATTGTGAATTTTAGATAAGTCAGTGTTTGACACTGGAATAGCAGCATTTGACAGTGCCAGTGCAAATGCTGGCACACCAGCCAGCACACTTTCTGTGGCTGCTATCGAGTTATACGTTACTACAGCATGAACATCAACCAGTGCTGATTGTAAGTCACTGGTCACTCGTACTTGGCGATTGGGATTGCGTTCTCGTATGACAATTTCTCGGTCAGTGTGTTGCTTGATGGTGGCAACAGTTTGTTCAATCCATTCCTCAAGATTGATATTGTAAAATATACAGGGCTTTTCATCCGGTGCTGCTAGTAATATTTTGCTGCCATGTCGACGTACGGGCATGGCAATACCATGACGTTGCCATCTATCAGCAGGCCTTGGCACTACCTCACCGTGTTGTAAGTTGTTGGGCACTAGTCTGTGCCATTGTTTCCATCCATGCGGATTTTGAAGATTAGGTCTGTTACCAAAATATCCAGAATCCATGTACCAAAATGGTCTCTTGTCAGCCCAGCATTGTTTGATAATCTTGTGTTTCATAATACCGCGGATCACCAATGGAGCGTCACTATCTTCGTATTGCCATGTTTCTAATTCTGTTGGCACAGCACCAGATCCGCGAGCAAACATTTCTATGTACTCGTCAGAGTTTTTCTTGTTGAGAAATATCCAGTTCATTGCCAATATGCTTCTGTACGTTTGACTTTTAGGTCTGTAATAGGACTGCGTCCTGTGGTTTTGCGCTTGCCTTTGAGATGGTCTAGATATGCACCCCAGTCTGAATTGATTAAGGGATGCCCTTCGCCGGAGATCAAATGACTTGACCAATCAAGTTCTACCAGGGGATGATGTTTTCTTACAGCATCAAACACAAACGAGTCGTGCCATTCTGCCAGTGTAAAAATACCTTGCTCTGCATTGTCATAGTATTGCTGAAACTGTGTTAAGAAATCTCTTGTGCGTGGACTGCAAAGATTCATAGCGTACAATCCGCACTCGCTGAATTTGCCGCGCCGGCCTAAGAAACAAAGGTCCACAGCGCCTGGGCAAAGTCTTGCCAAATCATCTGTAGTAATTGCACTATGGCACACTGTATCTGCGTCCATCCAAATCAGCCAATCAGTCTGTGTGTTTTTTGCACAATGGAAAATGCTGTAGACCTTGTGACTAAATCTCACAGCGTCCCATTTGAATCCTTTACCAGCATCCCGGCGTTTTGATCTAACAGGATCGGCACTGACATCACCATTGGCCCGGGGAATGCCTTGCCACTGTTGTTTGAATGCAGAAAGTTCGTTAACTATAGCAATGTCACGCACATTAAGATTAGAAGCTGTTTCGTTTACAGTACATCCTTCTGCGTACACAACTAGATCAACTGGCCATGTTTGCAAGAATGTTTGGATCATGCGTTGGCCGTACTTTGCATAACCATCCGCGTTGAAAGTGGTAATTACAGTGTATTTCATCTCACATACTTATGATCAATAACATAGCCTATTTTCCTTCTCAGTGTGCTCAAAACAGCAGACCTGTAATGTCGGCAGTGCTAGATTACTTACAAGCCCGTGGCATACAAACACAGGAAAATTCAATGGAATCCGATGCGGCAGTAATTTGGTCAGTGCTATGGGCAGGCAGAATGGCTCCCAACCAAGCAGTATACCAGCACTATAGATCACAAGGCAAGCCAGTTGTAATAATCGAAATAGGTGCGCTGTATCGTGGCAATACCTGGAAGATCGCAGTAAATAACATTACCTCACAAGGCTACTATGGCCATTTGGACAATTTAGATTGGGACCGCCCTGCTAAATTAAAGATCAGTCTGGCCACACAACTTGGTTCCAAACCCAATATCGTCATTGCCGCACAACATGATCGCAGTTTGCAAGTTGCCGGCGTCAACATGACTGACTGGGTCAATAACACAATTGATATTCTTAGAAATAACACAGATCGTCCCATTACCATACGCCCGCATCCACGCTGTAGATTGATGTTAGACAACTTACCACCAGGGGTGAGTGTTGAGCCTCCAAAAAAATTAGACAACACATACGACAGTTATGACATGCACTTTGATTGTCATGCTGTGGTAAACTACAATTCTGGACCAGGCATACAAGCAGCCATTGCAGGAGTACGTCCAGTTGTGGATATGACCAGTTTGGCGTATCCTGTAGGAGTTGGATTTAGTGACATTGAACAACCTTATGAAACAGATAGAGACTTATGGCTTAGGCAAATTTGCCATACTGAATACACTGTCCAAGAACTACAAAGAGGCACATGGCTAAAAAGAATTGCTCCTGCATTGGAAATAACATGAATTGGCTTGACTACTACCGTAAAACTTACTATCCTCTGTTGAATATCAATGCCGACAGCCAAGGGCAGTTGGCACATGGATTATACAATCGCGCCATTGGATTTGATATCATGTGGCGATTGTTGCTAAATCAAAAATCCAATAACTTTGACATCATTGAAACTGGTACATTACGTACCGCTAACAACTGGTCAGATGGTCAAAGTGCGGCGTTGTTCACACGTTTTGTTGAATGCCACGGAGGAAACATGCGTAGTGTAGATATAGACCCTGCAGCCTGTAAAGTAGCAAAAGATTTTGTCAATAGCACACAATTTGAAGTGTCGTGCAATGATAGTATCACATGGTTAAAACAGCAAACAGATTTGGATCAAGTTGATTTATTTTATTTAGACAGTTATGATGTCAACTGGCATGATGATACAGCCAGTGCCGATCATCACCTTAAAGAATTTTTAGAGATTGAACCGTTTTTACAACCAGGCACTGTGGTTGCAATTGATGACAATAGTCGTTGGTGCCACAGTTATCAACGAACTGGCAAAGGCCGCGCAGTGTTAGAATATCTTGCGAGCAAAAATCATTTGCCAATCTACGACGAGTACCAAATTATTTGGCAGTTTTAAATGTCAAAAAAGAATCAAACTCGCACTGACCAAATGATTGATTGCGCCTGTGTTATTCACGGAACTGGGTATGACTGGATATATGTCGAACGGCTGTATAACATGCTGAATCGACGACTAAGCGGAGGTTGCAGGCTGCATGTTTACACCGAACATGACAGATCAGTACCACCATACATGATCAAACATTGTTTGGAAGATTGGGCAGGCATCGGCGGCCCTAAACGATCCTGGTGGTACAAAATGCAGTTGTTTAATCCTGAACATTACTCAGGTGATTTGCTGTATTTTGATTTGGATGTTGTGATCAACGGAGACATAACATGGATCACACACCTTGACACAGAAAAATTTTGGTGTATTAAAGATTTTAGATATCTACAAAAAGAAACGTTTTCTGGAATCAACAGCAGTATCATGTGGTGGAATGTAGAACGCTATCAACATGTTTGGGAAAAATTTACAGCAGAAGATGTGACCAAAGTTGTACGGCAGTATCCCGGCGATCAAGACTATCTCAACGTTACTATTGACTACAACAATCGCAGATATTTTGACATCAATCGAATTAAAAGTTACCGCTGGCAAGTGGCTGACGGTGGCCTAAACTTTCCCATGCGTGTGTCTCGCACACCAGGTACCGGTGCTGTGATTGATTCAGACACCTGTGTCATAGTATTTCACGGCCAGCCCAAGCCACACGAAGTACGTGATCCCAAAATTGTACAACTTTGGGTTTAGTTTTGTTCGGTTGACCAATAATTGCTCTTTTGCTACAATAAGGACTTAGCAACAAGGAGTCCAGCATGGGTTACAAGGTTATTGAAGTTGATGCCATGCGTGACAAATACGGAGCCCGCCCAGGACTGGAAGGCCCGTTTAACTTCTCAGGCAGAGTGTTGTATTATGACAACACGGAAGGCTCCTACTATGACCCCCGCACTGACTTCTATGTGGATCAGAGCGAGATGGATGCGCTCAACCAACAATTTTACGAAATCTTAAAAAGGTAATACTTTTGTTATACTTTGCTTATGGAATGAACACCAACCGTGAGGGCATGGC